GTACTGTAATCGTGCTTTTTTAGTGACGGGAGTTTGTCTGCTAACTCAGTAGCAGCGGATTCAAAGATAAATTCATTATAGCGCATTATATATTTATCAAATTAGTGCTCACTTTAGAGATATCAGGGCACGACTCCATATACTTCTCTGGCCAGCAGCCGGCCCACACGAAAACCACAAGGGTCCTAAGGTAGTGTGATCTATACAGGACTGTATGGATTACGAAATCTATCGTAACCATCGTCCTCCGGTATTACCGGGTATTCATTGTTTCGTTCGCTCATTTCAGTGCCACTTTGATTGGTAGTAAAAATCTAAACCTTTAGTAGGTCTTACTAAAGATTTCATGTCTATCTCACTATATGATCCAGACAATCTATCTAAGAACATTTCAGCTACAATACGATTATTATCTTCTATCATATGACAATTTCTACTATCTCGCAGCTTTTTATTGTAAAATTCTTTTCGTACAACGTGATTCATTCCTAAAAACTCATCTTCGTATTTAGTCACTTCATATAATCCAGTATCATTCAGATATGGAACAGTGAAACATGGATAGACTATTGCATCTGGTCTTTTTTGCTGTACATCAGATACCATTAACTGATGTAGTGTCTCATCTTTGTCAATATCGTGAATGTATTCATAGTAATCAACTAGCAACTTATATTGTTTGTATTCTTCGTTAGTAGAATGCCCTAATTTAACTAGTGCTGCTTCATAGTTTTGATTAGGATAGATAGTGAACTTAAGATTAGTCAATGTCATACGATGCGGTGCGGTCACAAGAAAGATAACTTTATCAAAATTTTGATGATTCTTTAAGAACAACGCATAACTAAACCACAAGTTAGTACCAGTTTCTGCAAAATTAGTGATATCGTAAGTGTTAGTATCTTGGATGAAGTCTACCCAAGACCGTTCTTGGATATCAGGCGCGTCTTTTCTACCATAGCTATCGCCAAATATTGCTAATGTCTTCATATTAGCTTTCTTCAGAGTCTTCTAAATCAGCTACGTCAACATAATTGATAGGTACACCTTTGATTGCAGCAGCTAATGCACGATGATTCCCATCAATGATTCTATCTCCTGAAAGCACAATGACTTTACTTGATAGTGCAGGATCATCTACATATGATTGTACTAGTTCTTTTCTGTCATCATCTAACATATCTACTACATCGTCAATATGTTCTGCACGATACTGACCAAGCAATGTAATCATTACTTTATGCCTTGCCAATGTTTGAATAGTTAGTGGTGTATTAAATTCATGCGGACTAACATAGTCCCAGAATGTTTCGTCACGATCTGGATAGTTTCCGTTGTATAATTGCGCTAGAGTAGTAGAACTTGCGTCTTCTTTCATCAAGTGTTTAGCTTCACCTGACTTCTTCCACGCTTTCCACATCTTCTTACCAGGTGGCAATTGTGAAGCACTAGGTTCTATCGTGTTGCCTAGCATTCTAGCATAAGCATACATTGTACTTGCGATACCTGATTGTTGATACTCTGGCTGTACTGTTGTTAGTGCGCTTACTAGTGAGTCACCGAATGTTGTGTAGAATTTAGCTTGTCCGATCATTTTAGTACGGTTATAGCATCTAATAACAAACAAATCTGCTTTGTGGAATCTATCGGGTTCCAGTGCAGCGGTATATGTATATGCACCAATCTTTTGCTTGTGACTAAAGCGTGAATCAAGAATATCCGGGTTTATTTCCTCGTTGATAAATTCGGTTGCTCTCATTTAGTTACCTCAGGTGCAGTTAGTGAAAACTCACTCTTAAAATGTTCTAAATTCCAATTAGGCAATAGGCGTTTTGCCATTTTAGCATATAGTGCTTGTCGTGATGATTCCTTGGCAGAAAATATCAACTTAGATATCTGCCCTTTATGTTTCTCTAGGAAGGCTCGTAGGATATCAGTAACAGTAGACATAACTTGTGCAGCATTACCTGTACCAGTAACACCAAATCTATTACCTGGGTCACCACCTTCTACTATCTTAAACTCTACTTCCCAAGTTCCGGGTTGTGATGAATACGCATAGAATTTGTACTGTATATCACCTATTACAAATGTTGCTTCAGATTCAGTTGGACTGTTATAATCCCATTTCCAATCTTTGTCAGGGGCGAATAGTTCTGTTAGTTCTACCTCTTTCATCAACTTAGCAACACGAGGCTTGAACAACTGTACTTCACCTTTGTTAGTTTTTAACACAGGTTGATTGTGCTTGTCTTTAGTGAAGCCTTTAATCTCTGCTGGGCTATTCTTAAATTTACCTTTAAGTATCTTATCACCAACACTTAATTCAGGTGGTTGATATGATTCAGTTTCTGTGATGAATTCAATTGCTCTCATTACTCTCTATCTTTCTTTAAGATAGAGCGAATCATCCATGATTTCTTACCATAGAAGTCTTGTAGTTCTGCCATGAAGTTTGCAATGCCCTGCTGACGTTCAGCAGAGGCAACATCAAATATCTCTATTACTAATACGATCATTTTTTGACAGTCCACTAATGATTCAGCAAACATTAGTTCTGCACGTGGAATCTTTATTTGATCTTGAATGATTGACAACTCAGCATAGCGAGTTAAACTTGCAGGAGCATATGCATCTAACACCCTGATATACTCTGCAATTCTATCTATAGTCGCATATGAATCGTTGTACAGGTTGTCATAGAATTCATGATATTGCGGGAAGTTACTACCTTCAATATTCCAATGAAAGTTACGAGACTTCAACGAGAACAATTCAGTTGAAGCCAGTAATGTCTTTAAGTTGTCAGATAACATTTTAATGCCTTAATAGTAATGTACTTAGTACATTAGGATCGTTGGCAGAAACATCTCCCTCACCCGGAGCAACGATAACATTATACTTCATGCCAGCAACTTTAGGCTTTGAAGTATATTCATTGTAGCTTAGAATACTTGATGGGCTGATACTGTACGCCTGACCAATACGTTGCTTCATTTGCTGTAGTGCTTCTGGGCTAGCAGGTTGCCATGCACCATCAGCGGTCTTAACTAAGTTACCCTTCTCATCTTTAGCTAACAAGTCATAGAATAACTTCTCTGGAACAATACGACTGTTCTTAGTTGTCTCTAAGTTAGGGTCTTGAGCTTTAACTTGTTTCTCTTGACCAGAACTTGCGCCTTCACTCCAGTTAATAATGAAGTTGTCAGGCTTTTGTGCCATTGCAGCACCTGCCATTTTGGTATAAGCGTAGAATTTAACATTAGGGTGAGCAGCAGCCATCTTCAATGCCATGTCTAAGTATTCTGGTGAGAAGAAGTCACCAGCATCGTGCCAACGAACTGTCACTCTCCATCCACCTTCAAATCCCTTTGATCCTTTTGCGCCATCTCGTTCTTCTTTAGCAATCTCTGCACTTAACTGTTTGAAGAAACCGGTTGGATCATTCAATAGATAAGTTAGAATACGACCATCGCTTAACCAAGCAGCTTTGAATTGTACTTTGCCGCCCTTCATAGCGAAACAGTCAACTTTACATGAACCAGCACCTGGGCATGTGTTAACTACAATAAGTTTACCAGTAGATTCATCAACTGCTATACCAGTTAATGCTGCAAAACCAACGTTAAAGAATTGTTCAAACTCTCCGTTGCTATGTTTCATCTTTTCATTTTGCTTTAACAACTTCTTAGGACGTTGTTGCAATGCAGCAATAACAGCTTCTTCTTTGTATCTCTTTCCACCTTCATCATAATACTCAATAGCACTACTACGGTGAACATATGGCATCTTATACTTGTCTGTCTTAGTCTTACCAGTAGTATACTGCTGCACACCTTTTTTGTTTACTTTAATCTCGCCGGTCTTTTTATCAATATCATCGGTTCCTTTGATACGACCCATGTAGTCTTGAAATTCTTGAGAACCTAATTCACGTTGTTGTGCCGGTAGTGCAGTAGCTTCGTCTAAGTCTTCACCTTTTAGTTTTCGCAGTCTTTCTCTGAAGGCGTTAAAAACTCTATCGTCATCTTCACGGCTATCTTTTGGTGGTGTGCGCTTTTCAGCTTGACCCATGTCTACTTCTTCTGCAACTTCTTCTTCAGGTTGTTCTTGAGATTGTCCAGCTTGACCAACGAATTGATCCATAGACATAACTTTTACGCCTTGTGGGGCGCCGGGTAGTTTAGGCGTTGTGCCTTCGTATAATTCTTGAAAATTCATATTAACAGTTCCACTTCTTTAATGATAATGCTTTGCGAGTTGGTTCACCATGTTCATCCTTCATTGGACCTTCCATGCCACTCATTCTAGCGCAGAAACTTTTTCTACGCTTTGCGTCTTTACTGCCTGCTTTTAATTTTGAAGGCTTAGTAGTAACTGCTGTTTGTAGTTTACTACCAGGATGTTCTCTACGATATGAGTCAACACCCTTTTGATTCAATCCACCGGTCTTATTCTTACCTGACTTCTTTTGCCAAGCAGCAACTTCTTTTACATCAATGGATTCAGTGATTAATTCGTTGAGTTTCATAATTACTTCTTTGGTACACAGTTAGGCACTGTCTTGCCACCTTTTTTCTTCATGCCGATTTGCTCGTAACCATCCCAGCAATCTTCTTCTACTTTACCGGCATTATGTGCTTTCCATGTAGTGGCATAAGCAATTGATTTTTCTTTAGGAGTTAGTTTGCCGTCTTTAGCATAACCCTTTTTAATGTGCTTTACCATGCGTTCAGCTTTAGCTCCAGGAGGTGCTACTTCCGCCACACCTTGCTCAGGTGGATTAGGATTTGTAGTAAGCATAAATTGCTTTCCTGAATTGAACGGTTTAGCTTGCATAGTTAATGCTGCTTTGTTTGCTGCTGCTTTACCATAGAATGTGTAAGGTTGACCAGCTTTATCTTTTACAACTTTACCGTTGATAGCAACATACCATGTGCCGGATTGTTCTTGTTTTTCACGGGCTCTGTCAATGTGATGATGCTCGTCATCTTCTCTTTCTCTACGCCCCCAATTGCGTGAACCACCATAATCACCTTCGTAGTCACTTGCGTTACTATCCCATGTTCCACGACCAGTTGCTTCTTTAGCAATAATATCTTTTGATTTAGGCTTGTTACCTAATTCTTTATCTTTTGCACGGTTGAATATATCTTCACGCTTTTGTTTAGCTTGTAGTTGTTCTTCGCTCAATTCGTCTTCATTAACTGTATCTTCTTTAATACCAGCCTTTGCACTGTTCGCAAACTTGCTGCTAGTCTTGATACCTTGAAACATGCTGCCTTGCCCACGTCTTTGCATCTTGCCCATTGGTTTTGCACTAGGTGCCATACCGCCTGCAGTGCTAGTTCCTACACCTGATTCTAGCATTTCATCGCTACGACCAAACTTTGCGCCCGGTTGTCCCGGTGATGGCATTGACACTGGGGTAGCCATTGTTTCTGTTAAATTACTGATTTTCATAGATAAATTCCGTTTATAATATATTTATCAAAACATCTATTACAGTGCAGCAATTCTTGTTTGGAAGTCAGCAAAGTCAGTGCTAGCTGCCACTAATGTTTTTAATGATGTTATACTAATAAACTGAGATATACCTGCGCTGTCAACAATGTCGCCGCCATTTGGTAGCATTAAATTACCTTCTTTGTTAAATTCCCAAGTCTGTAATGTTGTACCATCGAGGGTTCTTACAAATACTCTACCTGCTTCTCCGTCAGCAATAACAGATGCAACATTACTTGATGCTGCTCCGCTACTGACTAATGTTAAACGGTCATTTCTAGTAATAGAATCAGGAACAGTTAGTGTGCCATTATTGCCAAACGTCCATTCTGGTGCTGTTATTGCCGCGGCATAGTTAGCAGTCTTTAATATGATTGGAAATTCTGGACTGCTGGTGGTTGCGGCGCCGGAATATGAGATATCAAGGTATAAGCCAACATTACCCTGAGCAATACTTGTGATAGTTCTTACATCACCGTTAGCGAAAGTGATTGTACTACCCGCTGGATAGGTGTTGATGATAGTGCCATCCCATGGTATATCTACTACTCCAGGAGTACCTGCCCCAGTACCACCTTCACTGTCAGTAGCAATAGTCTTCGTAGAACCAACCTGAGGTGTATCTATGCCAGAGGCAATCTTACCGTCGCTAGGGAGTGTTAATGCACCATCAGTACCAAACTTCCATGTATAGTTGTCAACGCCACCTAGTGTGCGGACAAACACAGATTTGTCTGACGAGCCTAACACAATACCAGGATCAGTATTGTCATTGCCAGTTATAACACCGTCTTGTAATACTATACTTCCAGGAACTGTTAGCGTACCGCTACTAGCAAAATTAAATTCTACTGCTGGGCTTGCGCTAGGAGTGAAGTGAATCTTTACATCACCGGTACCAGTCATGGTGTTGTCAGTAAAAGTGATATTTCCAGTAGACGAACCACTATTCACTGTAGTGAAATGATAAGTACCATTTCCGTATGCGGTCAGCACTTGACCTACTGTCCCGTCGCTAATACCAAAGTCAGCGATAGAAGTGGGGATAGTTGGTTTGTTGCGCACGTCTTCATAGTTGCCAGTACGGCCAGCAGTAGATATAGTAGGTAAATTAGATAAATCGCTATACAGGCCACTAAATGCAACATCTGCTAAACTAGTGATGTTTGCTTTGTTAGCTAGTTGAGAAATAATACTGAACTCCGGATTGTCAGTAGCACCGATCACATTGGCTATTTCAGCTAGTGTGTCTAGAATACCAGGGGCAGTACCAACTAAGGTATCTATAGCATTTGCTACATCAGTCTGGGTTGCGAGTGTACTGTAGCTTACTGTGCTCCAGGCGTCAGAAACACCATTTGTAACTAAGAACTTACCACTGTTACCAACTCTAGAGGGAAGAACATCAGCCCATGAAGTATTACCGTTACCGTCAGTTGTCAGAAAGTTTCTATTAACTCCACCACTTAATTTCAAACTATTATTGATTGTAATAGAGTTAGCGATAACAGTACCAGTAGTCAACGTATCCGTAGTGGGCTCAAACTGTAGACCGGTGTCTCCAACATAGCTACCGTTTTGATTAAACTGGATTGAACCGTTCGCACCTTGCGGAGCATTTATTTGGATAACTTGAGTTACCACCTGAGTTACTTGCTCTAATACTACATTTTTAGTGACATTTTCAATAGGTGTTAGTGCAACTTGAATTTCACGCTGCATTAAATATTCTAGTGCAGGGTCTTGCAGAGTGTTAACTGATGGTGGGGTCTTAATAGGTGCTGACATTTATTTTCCTTATTATGGTCGTAGCAACGGTGGTCGTCCGTCACGTTGTATATTGCTTCCTAATCTTCTAGCATTATCTTTGATTGAATTTGGAGTGATATCAACTGTTAGTGCTGTTTTAAATCTTGGATCATTTCTTTCGCTTTCACTAGGAATATAACCGCATTCTTCTAAGCTAGCTTTTTTAAGTAGCTCATAGTAGTTTGGATTCTCACCTAAATGATCTAATGCAATCTCTGCTGCAATATCAAAATTACTAGTATGCTCGGACTCAATACCGATGCCCTTCATTAATTGATCTAATAGATAATCTTTCGATACACGATGTTTTCTTGCCAGGTCATCAACATTTAGTGTACGCTTATCTAAGTTTTCACTCTCAGGAATACTCAATGTTTCGCTATGCAAGTCATTCAACTTGTCGTATAGTTTCTGAATAACACCCTTGCTACGTAATGCTTTGAATGCTAAATTTTCAGGACTGAATTCACCCAGTGAATCTAATCCTGCTTGTCTGTACTTCTTTAATGTCTTCAATACATTTTGAATCTTATCTGGTGTTTTCGCTTGTAGTGCGTACTTAGCTAATCTGTATAATTTACGGTACTTTAGTTTAGTAGCCATTTGATCAAAGTCAGCTTTGCGCTTTCTAGGCAATTTGATCCACTTGTTGTTCATTACTGAGTATTCACCCAGACTAATTACAGGCTCATCACTATCCTGTACATATACTTCAACTTCATATCCGTTAATCTTAATGTCGTGTTGTTCGTTATATACCGTCTTTTTTGCGTCAAACAGTTCACGGTATACATCATCGTCTTCAAAACTCTTTATATCTACTAAAATGTGTAGGTCAATGTCGCTGTGCGCAGTGTATGTGTATGCTGCATTACTACCTGAAATAGTAATGTCCGCTATGTCTATGTCGTTGATTCCTAAATGTTCAACGAAATCTTCTGCAATAAGTAACAATTTTTTGCGTACATCATCTCTCAAATGATCACCTTTGAACACTGCTGGGTTCAAGTGGTCATGGAAGTGGATGGCATCATCCAGCTTAAATTTATCTAATTCTTTAAATTGCATATTGTATTTATACAAAAAATGGCTATCACGTTTCCATGATAGCCATCGTATTAGCGTTAAATGCTAATTATTGTTGCTTTTTAGCTTGTTCCTCAACGTACATAGGTCCGATTGTGTTCAACAAGTGATTCTGATTTTCCATACAGAATACATAACTGCCACTGTGACGCAATAATACACGCTTATCGACATACACTTTACCGCCTAGATCACGCCAGTTTTCACAGAATGTCCAGTCTTCACTGTAATAACGACCCTGACGAACTGCTGTGTCAAAGTATGTTTTCAAGTGTGCATCGTACTTTGGATCAAGTCCGATATCGTTCTTGTATTGTTTGACAGCAGGGTGAACCTTTAGTTTTTCAAACACGTGACGTTTCATTAGCAAGAATCCAGTACCTGTTTTAGAGACTTCTTGGAAGCCATCTGGTCCTTCTTCTGCACCGTCAAATCCATTAACTACCCACTTGATTGGCATAGTCTTCATTGGGTATAGTCCACCGATAACGTCAACGTCACGATTCAACAACACTAACAAGTGCCATGGCTCCCAACCAATGTCTGCGTCAACAAAGAACAAGTGAGTTGAGTCAGCTTGCTCTAAGAATTTAGCAGTTAGTGTATTACGTGCGCGGGAGATGAGTGATTCATTGACCATTGTTTCCAATGTCCAATCAATACCAAGTTGACGGGCTGTGTTAGCCCACTTGATAAAACTCATGAATGTAGATTCTGTTAGCATACCACCATAGCATGGCATTGCGATATGAACTTTAGTTGTCTTTAGAAAGTCAACGTTAACTTGAACTTGTCCTTCTTTTTTCTCAACTTGTTCAGCAGCAGCTTGTTCAGCAATTTCTTGAATCTTTTCTACAGGAACTGTCTTTGGTTCTTTCGTAGCTTTAGTTGCTTTTACAGGAGCTGCCTTTGTTACAGGTGCTACTAATTCGGTTTTTTTCTTCGTTGCCATAAGGTCCTCTTAATTGATGTAATTATTTACATCAAATCGAAGACCCCGAATTATTTTTCTTCTAGATAATCAGTGGATTCGGAGATATTGCTTTCAGCTACATCTTCGTCATAAGTAGGCATTGGTCTTTGTCCCGGACGACCTTTGACGCCACGCTTCTCTGTGCTTGGTGGTTTTGTTGGTGGAACAATGTCTCCCATGTATCTTTGTTTAGGTTGAGCCTTTTTAGGATTGCGAATATGAATAGGAGCTTGTGCTACTACAATTGGAGCGCCCTCCGCCACACCTTGCTGCTCAAATGTTGGCTCTTTACGATCTATTGTAGAATTCTTGTATGACTTGTCAAGTTTAACAACATACTCGTACAATTTTGACCCTACCTCTGAACTTAGTTGATACATTACATTGGATTTCACTATTCCGTAAGCAATTTCTTTACCGTATTTTTCAATTAACGAATCTTCTATTCTAGTTGTGATCTCTTGTTGTAGTACAGTACCTATATATGCCCCGATACCGACGTTAGCACTAAACATAGGAAAACCAAATTTATCAGTTGGGCTAGACTTAATAATTTCAGAAGTTACCTTATTTATAACATCTATATTATCATTTACTAATTTGTTATCTTTACTAATAGATTTTCCAATTTTACTAACAAATTCTCCTACTAAATGACCGAGAGTCGCACCTAACATTGCTGCATAGTGATTTCCAAAATGATATCCCAATGCTCCGCCGAGCGCCGCGCCCTTCCAGCCTTCCGCCACACCTTTTTCATCACGGTCACTAAAGTCTACATAGTACTTCTTAGTAACAGGATTCCAACGTGTCTGTGGTTCTTTACCTTTTGCTTTTAATGCTTGCGCTTGTTTAGCCTTTTGACCTACGCTAGCGACTTTCTCGTCCCATGCAGGATCTGAATAGTCAGTCTCTTTGTTTTCACTTAGCGCAGTTTTCATCAACTTCATGAACTTCAATTTCATTGCCGGACTAGCTTCTTTTAACAAAGGACGAATCTTTTGAATTTGTTCGGCTAGTGCCTTGTTCTTTAGTTTATTGATGGCGTTAGGTTTGACTGGCATAGCTGCAGGTTCCTGTGGACTTGTTAGATACTTGTCTAGCAATGATTTAATCATTTGTTGTTGTTTGCTCTTAGGATATAGTTGTTGAATGATCTTCATTCTACCAGCATCATCCGCTGAACCATACATACTACGAACTTGTGAGCCAGAGAATACTTCTTGACCATCAACGGTGAAGTTGTGTTTCTTAGTAACAAATACATAACCATGCTTACTGAACGGAGCCATTGGTTGACCTTTAACATACGGTTGATAGTATGCAGGTGTTCCGTCTTTTCTAGTATATCCCACTGGATCACGCTCACTACGAACCATGATATAAACATCTTTCTCAGGATCATACTGAGCAAGAATTTCTTGTGGATTGATTGGGTTCTTAGTTTCAACGAATGGATCAACTACACCGGCTTGCTGTGCTAAAAACTGTTTGTCTTTGAAAGGAATCGGACGCTGTTTAACATCGTTGCTTGCTGCTACGTAGAAAGTTGCACCAGGAAATGCCTTCTTAGCTTGTAAGTAGCTACTCAAATGACCTTCATGAAATGGCTGAAAGCCTCCGCCGTATACAACAATAGTAGCCATTTTAGTAACACACCTTCAAATAATCCACTGTGCCAGAGGTGTATGAAATGACATTAGCTCGTAGCCAAGCAAAGTTGCCATTGATATTCATGTAACCAATTTTAGGGGATAATGACGTTCCACCATTGCCGTTGCCAACTGTACAAACTAAGTTGTATACTGCGAACCAATCACTGTCGTCGGTTGGATCATCAACTAATGTAGCTTGAACAACAACGGTACCTAAGAAAGCTGAAAGCCTCCAGGTAAGTGTTTGTAATGTTTTACCGGATACATAATAGCAAGCTGCAGGCAGCTTTGTACCAGTTGTTAACGCAAGAGTTTGCGGTAACAGTGTTAGTGCAGTTGCTTGGCTCATTATGCTCTGTCCACTTCGACAATAACATCACCTGCAACTAATTGCTGCACTACTTCCTCAATAGTCTTGGGAAGGTCGTCAAACCCAGTAGACTCTACATCTGTTGGGTTATCTCTTACTAATTGACTTAGTTTAACTACGAATACGGTTTCGACAATCTTTGCCATGGTAAATACTCCATTATTATAGAGTATTTATCATTAGTCAGGGCGTTTCTCTAGTTTAAACCTACGCTTAATCATGTCTCCGAACATAATACCAATCAATGAGTGAGTACTTTCTTCATTGTATTCTATGTAATAATGACTGCTACAATAGCGGTATGCCCAGTATTTTACTTGACCGTTAAGCCAACTATTTAGTGATGAACTAGCAACAATTATAGTTTGGGTGCCTTTGTATCTATCTACAAACCGTTTCAAATCTTCAACAAATTTGTCTTTGACCGCTTTAGATTTTAGATACACCCTATACTTGTATTTAGGTTCCTTAACGAAATACTTGACCCCTGTCGGGATGCTTGTATCAATCTCAGTATAGTCAACTGCATCTTTTCCAGCAATAGATTCCAGTGTCTGTAATAGCTGCAAGTCATTGCTAAACACACCAGCAGTAATCGACTCAACACGAATGAGTACTTGTTTATCGGCTTTATCAATTGGAGTTGCATAGGTGTTTCTCCAATTGATAAACTTCTCTATACAGTCTAGATCAAGTAATGCTATTTCTTTTTGCCTACCATACTTTTTTAAACGATATAGAACATCAAGCATTGTTTTAGCTTGATGTGTTCTATTCAACCCAGCTAGCTTCAACCTAGCTCGGTATTGATATTTGCCATAATACAACGACTCTCTGCGATCTATGCCGATCACTGCCGGCTTAACTAATGACGTTGATGAAACCATTACTATCTACCCCTACGTTTAGTTTCTGTGCTATGTCAAAACGTATTTCATCTCCATTCATATTAGCAGTAATTGTGGTGTTTTTAATACGTTCAAACAGAATCTTCTTACTTAATGGGATGCGTACTAGTTCATCAATTTTACGAGCTAAAGGACGTGCGCCCATTTTAGGATCATATCCCTTGTCAGCTAGATAATCTACTACTGGCTCACTAAGATTCAATGTAATGTCATGCACTTCCTTAAGAGATTTCTTCAAGTCATCGGTAAACTTAATAACGATTTTTTTAATTGCTAGTATGTCTAGCTTACCAAACTTAGTAATCAGGTCAATACGATTCCTGAATTCTGGCTTGAAGAATTCTTTCAATGCTTTGTCATCATCTCCGATACGTTCTTGACTACCGAAGCCAATGTTGCTACGTTCGCTATCACTAGAACCTAAGTTGCTAGTCATAATAATGATACAGTTTTTAGCATTCACTTCTTTACCGTTTGTACCAGTAACACGACCTTCGTCTAACAATTGCAAGAATACGTTAAAGATATCAGGGTGAGCTTTTTCAACTTCATCAAACAACAAGATAGAGTGAGGGTGCTTACTCAAGTCATTGATAAGTCTGCCGCCGCCTAAGTTTCCTTCACCGAAGCCTACATAACCAGGAGGTGCGCCTAGCAAGCCGCTGACGTTAAACTTTTCACTGTATTCACTCATATCGTACTTGAGCAATTTCATGTCCAAGTTCTTACTAAGTTGTTTAGCTAGTTCGGTCTTACCTGTACCAGTTGGTCCTAAGAACAAGAAACTTGCTAGAGGTTTAGTTTGATTACCGATACCCGCGAATGACACATAGATACGTTCAAGTACTTTATCAACCGTTTCCTCTTGTCCGTACAATTTATCTTTAACATTAGTTTCTAGATTTTGAATTCTATCAGAAGTATCATCTGTCAACTTGTCAGCAGGAACTCCAGTGTACTTTTCAATTTGCTCAAACACTAGTTCCTTAGTGATGACAGCACCTTTGTTTTCCAACACACGTTGTTTAGCACAAGCTGCGTCTAGCAAGTCAATAGATTTGTCAGGGTTCTTACGATCTTGAATGTAACGAGTTGCACCTTCTACGCTTGCATTGATTGCTTCGTCGGTGATTTCAACACTGTGGAAATCGCTCAATCTTGCACTCAATCCTTTGAGAATTCGAACAGTAGACTCTGGACTTGGTTCATCAATACTAACACGATAGAATCGGCGCATCAATGCACGATCCTTCTCGAAACTTTCGTAGAATTCTTCCCATGTAGTACTAGCAATAACTTTCAGTGTGCCTTTAGTAATCGCAGGCTTGATCATGTTAGCAAAGTCAACACTTCCATTGCTGGAGCCGCCTGCACTACGCATGGTATGTGCTTCGTCAATGAACAGAATAGCATTTTCTTTTGCAGCCAATGCTTCTAGTACGTCTTTGACCTTTTCTTCAAAGTCACCACGATACTTACTACCTGCAAGCAATGAACCGATTTCAAGACTATACAATTCGTGATCTAACAAAAAGTCAGGTACTTCTTTGTTGACAATCATCTGTGCGAGACCTTCTGCAATCGCAGTTTTTCCCACGCCAGGATCACCAACCATCAATACATTGCTTTTGAATCGTTTTGCCAGAACGTTAACGATATCATCAATTTCTTTAGTACGACCGATGACTGGCTCAAGTTTGTCTAGCTTAGCCAATTGAGTCATGTTGATAGTAAATTCTTCAAGAATCTCATCAGCTTGCTCATCTGTCATCTTGACTTCTTTGTGGTCACTCTTGTAGTTTTTCTGCCAGTAAGGAACAAATTCGTTCTTCACAAAGCCATACTTAAGCATAAAGTAATGCGCGTGACTATTTGTTTCTGCGCTAATACTCAGGTACAAGTCAATCGTAGTCACAACTTTGCGACCAGTGAACAATACTTGAGTTACGCTTCGATTCATCACACGTTCTAAGCTGTTGGTCTTACGAGGTTGAACTTCTTGACCGGGCTCTACATCTACTGTAATAGCTGTTAAGCTATCCAAATATGCAGTTATGTCTTTGTTCATAGATTCAGTGTCAATACCGTGACCAACTATACATTTCTTGAATGGTACATAATTAATTAATGCAAGCAACAAGTGCTCGACGGTGCAATACTGATGATTGCGAACTTTCGCCAAACCTACTGCTTGTTCGATGATTGATTCAATTTCGGGTGAATGCACTATGTTTCCTTATGAAGTTTTGTGTTGTAAAATACTGTCAGTTATGCTTTTGTCTATTTTATCAGGAATAAACGGTTTAATCAATATCAATTGGTCACCGTAGCCATTCTGAGTAGGTAAACCTTGTCCGGCGATGCGTAATGTACTATCAGGTTGTGTTCCTGGTTTAACACCAACTTCGAATGTTTTCCCAGATATAGTAGTGAATGAGAACTTGGTTCCGACAATCAAGTCTAACACACTAATGCGATGTTGGCACAACAAGTGGCTACCTTGACGTTCGTATACGGGATGCACATGCACTCTAAATTCAACCATAAGTATTCCATTTGGAATCAAGTTATCAAATCGTAGTTGCGCACCGTTTTCTACTCCTTTTGGAATCTCAATCTTCACTACTTGTATTCCATTTGGTCCTTGCATTTGTAGCATTTGTTCGCCACCAGTGAAAACTTGTTCTAGCGATACCCAAATAGTTGTTTTATAAGTTTGTTGGAAATGTTGTTGAAATGGATTTTGTCTTCCACCACCAAACATCTGCCCGATGATATCATTAATATCAACTCCACCGTGATGAAAGCTAAAGCCTCCGCCTGGAAAGCCGCCCGGGAAACCCTGCTGCGGTTGTTCGTATTCTTGTTTCTTTTGGGGGTCGCTTAGTGTTTCGTAAGCTGCTTGAATCTGTTGAAACATAGCAGTATCACCACCTTTGTCCGGGTGATGAATAGCTGCTAGTCTTCGATATGCTTTTTTGATTTCGTCAGGTGAAGCGTTTCTAGCTACACCAAGAGTATTATAATGGTCCATGATATTGATTGTAGCACATTAGGTGCTACATGTCAATATTTATTATGCTACTCCGGCTACCTTTTCTTTTGTTCTACCGTATGCTGCGATACCTAGAACTGCACCCATTGCAATGTGATACAAACCAGCACCTTGCAGTGTCAATGGTTGCCACTGACTTGTAACTTGACCTTTGCTCAATGCTTGAAGCAATGACCATAACACAGGGAAGATAACAAAGTCACACGTGCAAGTCAACATATAAATCCAACCCATCATAGGTCGCATTTTCTTGTTGATCCAATCTGTAGCACCTTGGTCTAGTGCTACAGTAGATTCACCGCCTTCTTGCATTGCACCACCTGTGCTAGCTAGCATGGCTGGGTTGGGGGCAACTGCTGTTGCGTTAGGGGTACTTGCTGTTGCTGCTGGGGTTGTTGCTGGAGAACCGAAGCCCCCAGGTGCTGCACCGAATCCTGTTGTCGGTGAGCTATATGCTGTAAACCCTGTCGTTGGTCCTGCTGTTGTTGTCGCTGTGTTGCCATTAGTTATTGCTCCGAATGTGCTTGCTGCCGGAAATGCTGATACAGTTGGATCAGCGGCTAATGCATCGTGATGATCGTCATCCAATGCAATCGGAGTCTCTGTTCCTGCTTTTTTTGCTAGTAGTGTTGCCATATTATAGTCCTGCCTTTGATAGAAAATCTCTAAGAAGATTATCTTTTTTACCGTGCACGTTCTTGGCAGGAAGACCTGCAATTGCTCTCATCTCGTTCAAATCTTCTTCATGTTCAATACGATAATCATGTGGGCTCATAATGATAATTGATTTCAATTGTTCAACATCAGCATCATAATCCTCACCATTGAATTTAACGGTCCATTCAGTTAGTGGAATATCACTTAATGTTTCTAAGTCATCAATCAATTCAATAAGTCTAGCGGCTGCTGTACTTCTACGAGGAATTTCTACAAAAACTAGATTTCTACCTGGTGTATATTCGCCCTCACTTACTGCTGCGTCAAGAATCCAATCATAACCACGTTCAAACCAGTCACTTAAGTCTTGGCTTGCTTGCTCACCTTTTACAATGAAAGCAAAAGTGACAATTTCATCATCACTACCAGCTTGTGCAGAAAATTCATCAACACTTACCGTAGGGATAATTTGTCCAACCATATCATGGTGATCTAGATTCTCGTTTAATCTCATTACATTGCTCCTGGCTGTTGTTGCGGTGCCGCCATCGGTGAATCTAATGCGCCACCTTGTTGAGTCGCGGTACTTTCTTCGGCTCCGCCCTCTGCACCTTCTTTATCCAAGTCATCATCGTATGCGTCATCCAACTCATCTAGATCCAAGGTCTGTCCTGCAAGGTCAATAGAACCTTCACGGATATCGTTCATTAATTCTTTTGGTATTTCAATGCGTACTAACCATACTGATTTTTCAATCATTTTTGGATAGTGTGTGCCTGGCTTGAAGTCATCATTATCTTCTAGCTTAATAGGTACTTCCATTGTAGTCTTTTTAAAATGAATTCTGCATCCCAAGTGGGTAAGTCTTTTGCCACCTTTTGGGTTAGGCATTAGTTTCTCTGGGTACATGAAAATACATGCTACTGAGTATTTGTTAGTGATCGGACCATCCACTAACTCACCCAAAATCCAATTTTTGAATGCATATAAATCTGATTCGTCTAGTACTCGTTCAAAATCAAGCAATGTGTTGATTGAACCGTCACTGGTGTAGATGCCCTTAATAGTATCAATAATACTAGGGTAGTCAATATCGTTGAAAAAATCGTCGGCGGAATGTTTGCTCATAGTGTATTTATCATTGTGCAACTGATTATGCGCAAATCAAATCCAAGAGTGTGTTCCTGTTAGCCTAATATTTATGCTAGGAAATTGTGTTAAAAGTATACTAGTATAACTCAATGAGATGCCTTTAAATATCTGTGAGTGGAAACACTCACGCTCTACCAAAGGAGACATACTTTGAGCAAAAGAAAAACAGGCGCTTTACGCAATCAGGAACAAGACACACGTTACCCATCACACGGTAGAAAACAGGACTCACAAACTTACTACGCAAAGGAAACTAAAACTATTAAATTTGATCAAACTCGAACTAGTACTCGGGTAGACAAAAGACCTATTAATCTTATTCCAAAATCAGTCAACCAAGAGAAATACATTCTAGCACTACTTGACGATTCTACAGATATTGTAGTTGTCGGTGGACCAGCTGGAACAGGTAAGACTTACTTAGCTATGTTAGCTGCTATCAAAGCACTAAAAGCAGGTGAGACAGACCGTATTATTCTTAGCCGCCCTGCAATCGGTGTTGAAGACGAACAACATGGGTTCTTACCAGGTGATATCAATCAAAAGATGGAACCTTGGACTAGACCTTTGTTAGATGTGCTAAGAGAGTATTATACAGCCGCAGAAATCGCCCACATGCTAGAAGAACAAATAGTGGAAATCGCACCCCTAGCATTCTGTCGAGGTCGAAACTTCAAGGACAGCTGGATTATATTAGATGAAGCTCAAAATGCAACCCCAGGGCAACTCAAAATGATTATGACCCGAATCGGCGTTAACAGTAAGATTGTAATTACTGGAGACATAGAGCAAGCCGATAGAAAAACAGCCGACAATGGGCTACTAGACCTACAAAATCGATTGAGGAAGGGGGTGATTCCTGGATTGCAATTATGTAACTTTGAACTGAAAGACGTTCAACGTCATAGAATAATTGAACACGTACTTAGATTGTACGGTTAATAAAAAAGGGGCTTTCGCCCCTTTTTATTCGTCTTGCATTTTCTCTAGCTCATCAATATAGTCTGGATAGACTTGTTTATAATGTGCCGAGATAATGTCCCACTCAGTTGGTACAACCATACCCTGAATCACGCTCTTTACGACAGTTTTTTCCTTAAAGTCTAAGATGATATTAGCAGTAGTAATATCACGCTCTTTCAAACTTTTTGCAATCTCAACTTGCTCGTCAACTTTGCCATCAGGCTTTCTCAGGTACGTAACTATAAAATATCTCATATTGTTCCTTAACTTGTTAATTCTACTAGAGTAGCTGCTAGACTGATTTCAGGAATTCCCACCAGACTTAGATTAGCTAATCCGTTGCGAATGAAGATGATACTAGCATCACGCTTTTCATTCGTGTTCCCCCACAATGGGAGATTATTATACATCCAGCGATAGATATCTTCCAGTCTTGATGGATTCAGGCTGAGATACTGAAGCAATTGCTGACGACCTTCAGCTACCTTACCTGATTTGAACAACTGTGTTGCATCAAACAATAATTCGTCTTCCCCGCTACCAGTAGAGATAGGTGGCAACAATGTTCCTGTGCTACTGTTTACTTGCAATTGATTCAAACACTTGCGCAAGTCAGGATACGTGATTGTTACATAGCTATCAAGTACATCTAAATCAAAATTAATGTCTTCTGTGACTAATACTGTTGCAGCACGAGCCGTAAAGTCGTTTTTGTCTGTCTTCGTGATGCGAAACTCATGGCATCTGCTCTTAAGTGCAGGGATAATACGATGTTCGTAGTTACACGTAAGAATAAACCGTGCAGTCATGTGATATGCTTCCATATCATTACGCAATGCAGCTTGACCAGCTGGTGTCAAGTAGTCTGCTTCGTCTAGCAATACGACTTTGAACTTACCAAAGGGCATTGTTTGTACGAATCCAACAATCTTGTTACGTACAACGTCAACGGAGTTCTCACGACTTGCGTTAATTTCTAGCACGTCATACTCATTGACACCTAGCTCGTTAATCAAAACCTTAGCTAGTGTTGTCTTACCTGTGCCTGGATCACCACTCAATAGTAAGTGAGGGATTGATTCATTCTTGATCCAGCCCGCAACTTGTTCACGTTGACGGTCATCTACGAACACGTAGTCCTCAGTTGTTGTCGGTCTGTAGGCTTCAACCCATAATTTACTTTTCATATATAATTTCTTTTCCGTTCAATACTAAAATAACACTAAATCCTTGCATAACGCATTCATTCAATTTAGCTTTGTTCTTATTCTCAAGATCCATATCTTCTCCGTGTTTGTTCCAAGTCCATTCAGATTTTATCTCATAAATCGTATTATCTACTAAAAAATCACTAATGTAAAGTCGTTTGGTGCTATCAGTTGGATCAATATACCAAATTGACGGACCTCGTGAAACATTATATCTTATCCAATCAATACCATTCTTATCTTCAAGGTTCTCTAAAAAATTATACTCATGCGTGCCTTGATAGTTTAAATTCGTGTCCTTATAAGGTAAAAGAGGGCACTGTACATTATTCTGCCAGGGGTGCTCGGCCCAATGTTCTTTCATTTTTTCTGCTAATCGTTGATAATGCCCTGACGCAACCCTAGTCGCACCTCCCTTAACCTGAGATGATTTAGTGATTCCTAATCTAGTCCGTGTAGCTAAAGACTTTGAAGCAGTTTCTTTGTGGTCAGTGCGGGCAGAGAACTGTTTTCTTTTACCTTGACATGAAATTTGATGGGCTGAACAACAATATCTACCGTTAGAGAACTTGAATTTAGCTACAGTGTTACATCCGTAGAAACAAAATTCAGTAGTGATTGTTGATTCAGCTTTTGGTCTGGGTGATTTCATAAGTATACTCCTGTATACTTATTTATGCATAGAGATCACTTTTCTACCCAGAGACTATTTTTCATTTTTTCAACATTTCGTAAGTGATAACATGTGCAATGCTTTGACCTAGGTCTTGATCGCTAGTGATAATATGCAGTGTTTTAGTGCTATGGTCAGTACGTTCATCGTAGCAACTATATTCCATAATATGTCCACCAACTGCATTGTAGATTGTGAAGTTCATACCATTCTGCTCAAGCCTTCTACTGCGGGAGAGGCCGATAGTATTACTCAGCTTCATTGATTCTTCCTGCGGCGATGCTTGATTACGTGCTTCATTCCACGCTTGCTCTACCTTCTTATTAAACCACTTGTTGATCCATTTAAACATTTAAACGCCTTTTTCACCTATTGTTAAATCATTGACGGGTTCGTCTGATATCAGTAGTATATCATCAGGATCCACTCTGCGCAACGTGTGTTTACCCGTTTCGTCTTCAATATCAACACCGCGCGTCCATCTTCCGTGTGTAATGTAAATCCATTTGCCCACTTCAATGTCATTGATAGCGTTGAAGTCTGGTCCAAGTGCATAGACTTGTGCCCAACGAGGTCTGATACCATGACTTTTCATGTCATCATTCAATAACACAATACCACTCTTAGTGAACCGTTCAGTGAATTCCATACCACTAACGATAACGTGCTGCCCAATTGGCTTGAAAGATGCTTTAGTAATTTTGTGCGGCTCAAAGGCTGCTTTCAATACAATGTCGCTCACTTTTTTGGTGCTTTCTTTGTTACCATTTCAGCTTCTTCGTCATCTTGATTAAACATCTCTTGTTCTGCGGCAGATAGTTCAACTGGTTCATCAGCAACTAATGCATTCATTGCAGGAGCATGAACCGGAGCTGTTCCAGGAGTAAGGTGATCTGCTACTGAATTATTGTACGTAGCTTTAACTCGTTTGGTATTATCTTGAATGACTCGATTATTACTATCAACAATATCTCCACGAGCGTTGACGTTCATGTTACCTACTGCTCTTGTTTTTTCGTGCTGTGATGATAATGAGGACATGTCTACTGACTTGCCCATTGCTGTTCTGTGAATTGCCATATGTTTCTCCTATTTTAAAAACTCATCTATCGATATATCGTAATGCAAGCTATTTATTCTGTGAATCCCGATCAAATACAGAACATAGCTAGCTACACTGCTTCCCCTACCTACTCCCCATATGACATTATGTTTGCGCATAGTGTCAACTAGGTACTTACAGTATCTAAGTAAAGGGAACATTTCTCTTTCTTGAAACTTGATTAATTCTTCGCCAACTCGTTGTAACTCACTATCTGTCTTACAACAATCCAATACTAGTTTAGCAATGTCTAATGACTTGTATTCATCGGGCATGTACCAATTGTCTTGTGATAGATTATCGAATTCAGCTAGTGTCAGTGTTTCTTGCACATAGTTGACTAGATGCGGTAAGTTGGTTAGTTCTAATCCAGAAGCAAACTGTATGTCGGCAGTAACCAATGCGTGGTTGATTACTTTATCAGGATCAGACAAGTAGATTTGGCATAAATCTGCCTCATCTAATAGTTGACGTCCGTACATATCTGTTTTCATACGCTATGATAACACAGCGATAGCAAAAATGCAAGACTTATTTGCCCGTTTAGGGCTTGTTGTTATTGATTTGAATGTTGTTTTGGATGTTTTGTTTCTTATACATTTCATCCATACGCTTTGCGTACTCAGCTTTGTACCCTTCAAGAACCATGAATATTTGGTTAATCATAAAGGGCTGGTTCATGCGATGGGCAAAGGTTAGTTTGCCGGTTAGATCATTCATTGCAGTTTGTAGTTCTTCTACTGATTTCTCAGAGATATCGGGCATGAAAGGATGTTCCATAATTAAGGCGCCGCGTAAAGTGCTACATAGCCCCAAATGTATGAACTGCCATCGTAGCTTCCGACACATACATACAGATTCGCGCCGTCTGTGCAAATACCACCGGCGCTGTCACCGGGGGCCCCACGGCCGGCTGGCTGACGTAAATCAATTCTACTAGCAACTTGATTTCTGTTCAATGGGTAGATATCAAGTGTTGTGCCACAATTGATAGTAGCAAGTTTATACTGTAATTCACCTACTCCTGCAGGCGCGGTCACTTGATTAGAGTACGTGGTGTTGATATCTGGATAACCATTTGAACCGTAATTTTCTAGGATTCGTGCAGTAGTAGTCATCCCTTGGGTTAGAATCCCACCTGCATTAAATGTACTATCAGGGAAGAATACAGTAGCACTAGCATTCGCTACAGTGAGTCTTAGTTCTAAATTACTCTGAGTACCGGTCTTACCCCAGCCACCGAAGCTGATAGTAGTATCTTTGTCAATAGTACCGTATTGTACATCACCTTTACTTACATCAATGAACAATGAAGATGGAATACTAGTACCCAAATTATGAGTAGTAGCTGTAAAACTTCTGACTAGTGCATTACTAATCAATGTCCCGTTCATGTCATTATTGAGAGTGATACCAGTTAACCCAGACTTAACAATAACTTTGTTTTGTAAGTCAGTTATCTCTACTTTTGCAGTATCGATATTGGTTTTGATGTTAGTGAAGTTATTTCTAAAACCCTGAGTACTATTATTGACTCCAGGGGTAGGGTAGCTTACGTTAAGACTGTTTGTGTTGATTGCGCTCATATTTGTTATTCCGTATTGTATTTATTACTGTATATCTTTAGGTAAAATAGTTTTTCTAGGAAAAATTACACTAAAATCATACTTGTCAATTGGGTCAGGTACCGGTGTAGAACTAGGTAATCCAGTCCAAGCGGGCACGGCTAAATTCGTGTTCCAATTATAAGTAGAGCTTTTGTCTACATGATATCTGTCAACGGTAAAGTCAATCTCGTTTAATTTATGTGGCCACTGAGTGTCAATCAAATCCTTTACTAACGCTGCTTTACCAGGCTTAGTATAACAAATAACCCAAGCCTGAACAAATCCTAAGGTATTGCTATTTGCTTGTTGCGTAGTCATCCATTTTGGCAATAGTCTACTATCAGTGTTTTGAGTTAATACACTAGTGACTTCATTGCGCATATTCTCTAAACTAGCTGGATACAAATATTTAACTTTACCGGGACTACTATTAGATAGCAAGCTAGTATTGACTGTAATGTTTGAATTGTTAATCGTATATGCATTTAGACGCAAGTTAATATCTCTATCCCATTCAATTTCCCCACTAATACTAACTCCATCGAGATTAGTCAACTCATCTACGATTCTACAATATACCACTTCATATAATACATGCCCGTTGTTATCTGTTGCTATTGCCGTTTCTATCTGACCTAATGTTATTCTTCTCCAATAGTGATTCTGCTGAACGGCTGCAATATATTCAGGTAACGTACTTACTTTTACTCCGTAAGCGTGTACGATTTTAATATCAGTCGCTTTACCATAGTACAAGTCATCCGGTCTGTATATGTATTCTTCTGGTATCAGAGAGTCATCTGTTAGTAGATTTTTAATTAGTTTTTTACCAGCAATGCTGGGAGCAGCCTTCAAGTAAATAGATTCGAAGGGAGTTGCGTAATATTGCTCAACTTGCAATGTAAATTCTTTCTGCTTTTTAAACACAGGATAATTAGGACTATATGCTTCTACTATAAAATTATACTTAGTTACTTCACCCTCAGCTAGTACTCTATCTAATGGTTGTTCGGCTACTTTGCCGATTATCTCACCGATCGAATCTAGTTCTAAATTGTGTGGCAGCTCACCTGATATAATTCGATATTGTAATGGTAAGGTGGAGGTTGCTTTGATACTCAATGCATTAGAAGTACCATTTAAGATAGTGCCCAAATCACTAGTAGTTATCCAGGTAATGTCTTCGGTAATCTCATTCGCTACAGTTAGGTAGAATATCTCATGGCTTGATACAATCGATGTAGCTCTCTTTTTAGCAATGCTTACATTTATTTCGTATCGGCTTATACCTTTACCAGTCATGATAGGTATACCGGTTATCCAACCGGTGGTCGAATTACCTACTAGTCCAGGAGGCATGCCGCCGAATTGATACACAATGTCGTTCTTATCAAAATCATTACCTAAGATTTTAAAAGAGAAGTATTCATTGGCTCGAATTGTAGGTATAGTTCTACCATCTAATAGATAGTAATCGTAATATGGATCTGCATTCAGAATAGGTTCACTCAATGGTTTCCTATTCAACATAACAGGTATTCTAATGTTGGGTGGCTGATTCGTTTGTTGATTACGAACTGTAATAGAATACATCTTCAAATCATTACCTAAATTACTTTTGAGTTGTACTGAAAAGCTATAAGTCCTACTAGTAGGACTATTGTCGGGTAACTTAGGCATATCAGGATACCCCTTAATTACTCCGCTAGTAGATAAGTACAAGCCAGGAGGTAATGATCCTGAAGACACTTTCATTTCAATCAAATTGTTGGATATTTTGTTAGTGAATCGCAGCGCATAATTTACATAAACGCTATCAGTGATGCTTAAAATTTGCCCACTAGGAGTAGTTAGTTTCGGGCCGTTTGTTCCTGCTACTACTATTGAAAACGTTCTATCTCTTATATTATTCATGTTATCCGTTGCACGTACAGTGAACATGGTAACAGTTTCAGTTGACACGTTATTAGGAGTGCCAGTTAATAGTCCATTTTGGTCAAGCACCGTACCGGGCGGTAATATACCGGATAGGAGTTTATAGAAAACTTGATTTGAAGGGAACAATGGCACTGCTTGCATCTGTATAGATAACAATTCGCCTGCAGGATATGTACCTAAATTTCCTGCACTAGTCTTCCATTCCGGCTGTGCCATATTAATGTCCTTGCAACAAATCTAGTGCGATATGATAGTGGTGCTTTCTGTCTTCTAAACCAATAGTGCCACCATTAATGCGTTTAGTTAGTGTAACAAAATCATCACTGTCACAATATTGATTCAAGTTATTATTGTCCCAGAACCAGCCTGCACTACTAACTGCACCAGCCGGAGTTTCCAAGTACGCAACTGTTTCTTCTATACTGATACCAAGATCGGCTGCAAATTTTGTATAGTTTGCACGACCAGTTAATTGAATCAACCCGCGCCCACAGAAACGATATCCATCACCACTTGCTTCGTCACCATTAGCCATACGATTAGCATACACTTTGTTTGCAATCTTTTCAGGTTTGCGTTCGTACTCTTTTGCTAGAGCTTCATTAGGAAAGTATTTTTTAAATGTTCCCATCAAACCTTTTGCACTATAATTTAAGTTCTCTTTTACAAAATTAAAACCACCCGATTCATGTGCAACTTGGGCTAAGAACCCAGCAGCACGATGCATATTGTCATACATATCATAATACTCTGCAACTTCGTGCAAAGGTTCTGCGTATGTCTGTAATACGTTTAATTTTGTCTTTGGGCATAGAGCCTGTAAAATTCCTACTGTAATCATTATATTTCCTTTTTATCCGTATACCGCTGTTAGCGAGTACCATTGTGTTGCTGAAGTTGCAACAAATGTCAATTTTGCACCTGCGCCTAAACTGAATGCAACGTTCAATGCAAGACCGTCGATCTTTCCAGTATCGTTAGGGTAGACTTTAATTGTAGCAGCGGTAGTGTTGATAATAATACAATTAACACCCGCCGCTGTAGCTGGCAATTTTATACCATCGCTTGTATTAGCAGTTGCGCCGCTAATAACGTTTACTGTTTTAGTTAATATGACAGCGGTTGCTTGGGTTGTGCCTGTCGCTGCAATACCAGTACCAATACTATGCAGTAAGAAACCGCTTGTTGTTATGTTAGTGCCACTAATAGTTGACCCACTGATAGCTCCACCACTAAATGCGCCTGACACACTTAATGAAGTTAATGTACCTACTGAAGTTATGGCTGTTTGCGCTGCACCAGATACTGTGCCAGCAGATGTTGCTGTAGCTACAGTACCACTTACATTAGCACCTGATACTGCATATGCGGTCAATGCTGCTCCTACATTACCTACTACATTACCGCCGCCGACACTATATGCTTCTAATGCAGCGTTTACGTTGCCGGAAACGTTACCACCAGCTATTGCATATGCTAATGTCGCATAAGCTGCTAAGTTTGCGCTAGTTGAATAATTAGAGTTGGCAGAGTAGTTAGCGTTTGCAACAGTACCTGTAATGTTCGCACCGGTAATATTCGTAAGTGATGAACCATTACCACTGAAGTTACCCAACAATGTAGTTGCAGTTAGATTGAGCACTGACACGTTACCAGTGAATACACCAGCAACAGCACCAATGTTACCTACGTTAGCATTACCAACGACTGATAGTACTCCGCTAGCAACTAAATTAGCTCCAGATACGTTACCGGACACAGTAACTACATTACCTGATAGTGTTTTTGCAGTAATGTTACCTACACTTGCATTTCCTGCGACTGTTAGTAACCCGTTAGTTACTAAGTTTCCACCAGTCACGTTACCAGTAGCAAACATAAGACCAGAAGATTTCAATACACCTGCTTCAACATTACCACTAATGAATACGTGAGGTGCACCCAAGTTACCAGAGAAGTTAGCTTCTGTGGCGTCAAGTCTTCCGCCAAAGTTAGCTGCGCCCACTGTAGTAATAGTGCCGTCTGCCAGTACAACGTTGGCTACGTTAGCACTAGTACCGGTAAACGTGAACAGTGTGTTTGCAGTAATGTTCTTTACATTTAATGTACCTTCTGCGTTAATATTACCAGACGCAAAAATATGAGTAACACTATTCAAACTACCTAAAATATCAGTATTTCCGCCAACCTTCAATCTACCATCAAACAATCCAGAGCCTGCACTCGTAATCAATGGGCGTACTGTCATAGTGGCCGAAGCAAATCCAATAGTACCTGTCGGAGCTGCAGGAACAACAAACGTCAACGTAGTAGCTGAAGGTACTGTTGCAACTAAGAATACACCATTTGGTGCGTTTGCGGTTGCAGTCGATAATGCAATTACAATTTCATTACCTATTGCTAATTTATGAGCAGCAGTAGTTGTCACGGTAACAGTAACTGATGCGTAAGTAATGCTAGTTATTGCAATAGTTGATGCAGCCGGGAATGATAAATTACCTACGTTAGCTATGCCATTAACTTTCATCGCACCGGATATGTTAGCATTACCAGTAGCTACAATCGTTACCATGCCAATGTTACCTACGTTAGCATTACCTGTTACGTTCAGATTACCGAGTGAAGATAAATTACCGTGAGTAGACGTACCGACCACTTTTAAGTTAGCACCAATATTTGCAGTAGCAGCGTTTAATGTTCCAGTAACATTACTATTCAGTGACGAGATTAATCCTGTGCTGGTAACGATATTGCCACCGGCGGTAATGTGTGTTACACTATCAATATTACCACTTAGGTTAGCACTAATCATTGTAACCAATGATCCAGTAAATGCTGCATCACCGCTAGCTGAGAAGTTTGCAGTTGCTAATCCACCTGTGATACTAGAATTCAATGCTTGTAATAAACCAGAATTAGCATATAAGCTACCTGTAGTTGCTAAATTACCTGTATTAACTGTGCTCAAGTTAGCTACAACAGCCGACAATGTACCAGAAGCACTAATATTACCAGAAGCAACTAAGTGAGTTGTGCCCACATTACCTACACTTGCATTTCCTGTTACACTAAGACCTCCACCAAATGCACCTGATCCCGAACTAGATAAAATAGGTTTGATAACGATAGTAGTTGTCGATCCTACTCCAACAGTTCCCGATGGGGTGTTAGTTGGTGCAGTAGCAGCGATATATTCAAACTTAACAGTATCAATAATAGCACTGACAGTGTAAGTACCATTAGGTGCATTACTAGTAGCAGTTGTGCTAGTAATTGTTACTTGCGCACCTACAACCCCCATACCGTGAGGATTGACTGTAGTAACACGAATGCGAGTGCCTACATATGCAATTGATGTGATGTTTCCGGTACCGACTAATGTTATAGTAGGTAGCACTAAGTGTGCCATGTTACCAGTTCCGGCTACATTCAATGCGCCCGGTGTTGCTAAGTTACCACCACTTAATGTGCTTGTTGCATTTAAGTTTTCAGCAGAAACATTTCCACTAGAAGTGATATTACCTGATGAGACTTCACTCAATGTTGCAGCAGCAGTGACATTAAAAGAAGTACCACTAAAGCTAGCATTACCAGTTGCGTTAAGATGTAATGACGACAAAGTACCGGTGATGTTAGAATTCAATGCTCGTATTAAACCGGCATTAGCATACAAGTTACCAGTGGTTGCTAGATTACCCGTGTTGATTGTGTTAGCGTTTGCAATGTTAGCAAACATTGTGCCTTCACTCGCATACAAGTTACCTGATGCAGTAACGTGCATTGTACCAATATTACCTGTTGTCGCATTTCCAGTAACACTCAATTCGCCACTAGCTGATAAATTAGCACCAGAAACATTACCGGTAGCACTAAATGTAGTACCTGATAAAGTAGTCGCAGAGACATTGCCAACCGTAGCATTTCCAGTAACTGACAAGGTGCCAGATGTCGCTAAATTGCCACTAGTGATTGTGCTAGTAATTTTTAAGTTATTAGCATTGATAGTAGCTGCATTTGCATTAATATTTCCAGTTGCAGTAATAGTTCCCGCTGTTACTAAGCTACCTACGTTAGCAACACCAGCTATGTTAGCATTAGCACTAGCTCTAATTGTAGCAACGTTAGCACTTCCGGTAGTTACGAAATTGCCACCAATAGTAATATTTGTACTAGCGTTACCGGTGATGTTACCCGTTGCAACAATTATGCCTGTACTTAGATTTCCTGAAGTAGCATTACCCGTTACACGTAAGATGCCACCAGTAGTAATGTTTGCACCGGAGATGTTTCCAGTTGACACTAATGTTAGTGTAGTGAGCGTGTTTACGGTTATTGTATTACTAGTAACATTGCCTGCAGCGTCAATGTCTCCCGCAGTTGATAAGTTACCTACATCAGCAGTACCAACGACACTTAATATTCCACTTGCAACTAAATTAGCTCCAGATACATTACCGGACACAGTAACTACATTACCATTAATAGAGTTTACTGCGGTAATATTACCAATGCTTGCGTTACCTGCAACAGACAACAAACCATTAGTAGTTATATTTCCACCAGTAACAGTACCAGTAGCAGATACTACTCCAGCAGTTGTTAAGTTTCCACCAGCTACGTTACCGGTAGCGACCATAATACCAGTTGATGTTAAGTTACCGCTTGATACGTTACCAGTGATAGATAATAGACTAGTTGACCTGTTATATGCCAATCCTGAATGTGTGTTAGCGTTTCCGCCGTCGTTGAAAACAACATATGTGTTAGATCCAGGGATGCCAATATTACCAGTGATATTGCCTGAGATGTTACCAGACACATTACCTGATAGATTTCCAGATACGTTACCGGTCATTGTTCCAGACAAGTTACCAGAGATATTGCCAGTTACATTTCCAGAGACATTACCTGTAATTGTAGTAGCACTAAAGATACCAACTATCATATTAGCAGCAGTCAAATTACCGGTCAGTGAAATATTTCCACCAGTCATATTACCAGTGACAGCTAATCCAGCTAAAATACCAACTGATCTAATATTAGGTTGACTGCTAGATACTAATGCACCAGTAATAGTAGTAGCATTGATGTTACCAATGTTAGCATTACCAGTAACGTTAAGTAATAATAGATTACCTAGACTAGTGATGTTAGGTTGTGAGCTAGCAGTGACAGTGACTGAGTTTGCAGCAGTTCCAACTAAGTTACCAGTCACAGTTCCAACTAAGTTACCAGTTACGTTACCAGTTATACTTGGTGCACTTAAATTACCAGAAACTTGTAGGGCAGATAGTGTACCGACCGATGTAATGTTAGGCTGTGCGTTAGCTGACACTGTTGCTGAATTGGCAGCAGGTCCTAAGAAGGTACCGACGAAATAGTTAGCACTGACAGTATTACCACCGTCAACATTTCGTGCAGTAACATTACCAGCGACAGTAAAAGCACCAGTCAATGATAGTGTTGTACCAGTATAAGTTAAGTTTGTTGCTGCACCCAAGTTACCCCTGTTGTTAAAGATAAGTTGTGTGTTGGCGCCCGGACTAACAAAGGTTCCAGACAAGTTACCTGATATATTACCGATAAATGCAGCGGCAGTTATGTTACCTGTTACTGTCAAACTAGACAATGTACCAATTGTAGTAATGTTTGGTTGAGCACCAGTCTTTAATGTTCCTATAATATTCGTTGCAGAAACATTAGATACAGATATGTCTGTGCCTAAACCGATCACAAACGGAGTATTATAACTATTGATAGTTGCTGATGTTCCAGTTGCTGCCCCCACTCCGACTAATAGCCCCGAAGTAGTTTGAATGGTTACATTCGATATGTTAGCAGTCAGAATTACATTACCAGTAGTTCTATTTTGCGCAAGCCCTACACCAGCTGTTACAGTTTGTACACCTGTGTTAAGAGTCGCTGAGTATAAGTCAGTGAAGTTATTTTGTACCTTACCAAAGGCATCTCTAATACCGTCAGCTGCCGGGTCGTTGGGGAATGCCCCAAAATCAATAATTTGTTGTGTCATGTTCTAATTACACCTTGTTTAGTATTTATCGTTTTCAGATAAACACTTGCCCAAAAAAATAGCCCAGCGAACCGGGCTATTAAAAATACGGATTTTATTATTTTATTCCGCTTAACTTTTTCCAGTCTACTAGCAAGTTGCTAGAATCCTTTAACAACTTAGTTTCAAATGTAACTTTAGTTGGATTACCGACTGCTTGGCTATGTTTTTCACGGTGCAAATCATTACCTTGACCTAGCATATGCTTCAAGTGAGCCATTTGTTCGTTACCTGCATCATTTGCATATTCTTCTACTTGTTCTTTACCATCAGTTGAACAAACGCAACGTGCTTCAAACATACCGCATTCGTTACATGAACCACCTTCTTCGTGCATGTGTTCTTCTTCGCCCATCTGAGGTACTTGACCTTGTTCTTTAACTGGGTACTCTTGTCCACCGACTTTGATTTTCTGACCTGCGTCAGGGATGTTATCAGACTTAGCTTTAGCAACTGCACCACCAAAAGCATTGCCTTCGTCAGTAGTTTCTTCTTCGCCTTCGCCTTGACCATCTGCAACACCGTCTTCTTCTTCGTAGTCAGGGGTCAATGTTCCTTCTGGACCATCTTGACCATGTTCTTCTTGCTCGCCACCTTGATCAGCAAAACCACCAGTAGGCGGAGCACTTTGGATTCCAGACATTTTCTTAATCAATGCCATCATATCATCACCGTCGCCGACTACTGAAGGACTTGCTTGAGGATCATTACCACTGCCACCTTCATCGCCGCTCATTGGTGCACCGTATGCACTAGTTGCTTGCTCGCCCCCGCCACCAAAGATACCTAAACCAGCTTGTTTTACTAGAGCCATTAGTTCTGCTGCGTCAGAATCAGTAGCATTGATGCTAACTGAATCAGGTGTACCTTGTTGACCTTGGCTACTTGTTACAGTGAAACCCTCAGACAATAATGAATTTAATTCTTTTTCCCAGCTCTCTAGTTGTACGTCTTTCATATCTTTGCTTTCAAATGTTTTCTTTGGTGCGACTAAGTTTCTAAGGAAACTACCTGCTTTTGCCCCAGCGTCAATAGCTCGGTCAGTTGTTGCTTGAATTGGATCTACTTTCCATGATGTTGGCTTAGGATTAGCATCAACCATGTTGAATCTTGATGGCTTGCTGTCCATGCCGTGAGTAGTGAAGTCTTCTTTAGAACCTTCATCGGTAATTGCATTACCTGCTAAACCGCCACCGATAGCTCCTAGTGGGCCGCCTAACGCACCACCTAATACTGCGCCGCCAATGCCACCGCCTAAACCTTCATCAGCCATTTTCTTTTTTGAATGACCATGAATTTTTAGAAATGCTTCTAACTTATCACTGCAATGTCCAGTCTTAGTATATGTGTCAATATCTTTTTGCAATTCTGACATCATATCATTCACGTCAGTACCAGCTTCTTGCATCATTTCAGTGAAACTTAAACTTTCTTTAACTTTCTTCTTAGCTAATGCTTTGAAATCTGCACCAGTCAATTTACCTTTTGGTGGAGCAACATCTAATTTTTCTTGCTTACCTGGTAAATCTTTTGCTTCAGATACTGCTTCTTGATCTTGTACTTTACCAAACTTACCTTTAGCACGAATAGCAAATGCTAGTTCTTTCATGTTGCTGTATGGCTTGCTGCCTTCTTGATGAGGGCCAGTAGACTTCAAGTGATTGTAAGCCTTAAGCAATTCGCTCTTGCTCTTACCAGCATACTTACCTTTTTCAGATGCAGGGGTATCCATTTTGGTATCCCACTTTTCATTCATCTGTTGACCTTGCTCGTCATCACCCGCTAAGTTCAACGTACCTTTTTCGGCTGCTTGTTTGATTGTGTTAGCAGTTGCTGCATCAGCAGTACCAATTGGTTTGTTGTCAGCACCCATGATTTGTGATGCACCGGGCATTGGCTTGATAGTGATTCCACCTTCTTCAGACACAGGCTTCTTATCAGCTAAACCAGCACGTGCTTCAGCTTTAGTCATCTTGTAAGTAGCTTGAAATTCCTGGTCAGTCAATTCACGCAAATCCATCTGAAGTTGTTTTACACGACCCTCAGCTAGCATATCAACTCCGGCACTTTCAATCCAGTCTTTTAAGCTGTGCTTGATTGTTTTCTTTTTATCCCACTTAGGTAACTTAACATCTTTACCACTGGCGCCAAATGCAGACCAATCAGGTTTGCTATCAGCTGGGCCTGCTTTTGGAGGACGACCTTTACCACGCTTAACAGCAGGTGGTGCTTGCTTAACCGGGTTACCATCAGCATCTTCGTCGTCTTTACGACCATAGCCACCTGGATCAGCAGTGTGAATCTTTCCTGTCGGAGTCTCTTTAGTAGCCTCGGAAAGAGTGTTCATTGATTGGAGTAGTTTTCTGAAATCCATTATTTTAATCCTTGTTTCTTGTCTAATTTGTCTTCGATACGTACTAGTTGCTTGTGTAGTTCAGCAAGATCAACTTTAACGTTGTCCATCTTTACACTACTAATTTCAATTTTAGTATCTAATTCTTTCATCTTGCCGTCCATTGTAAGATATCCCGTGCCGCCCATTGAGCAAGCACCGATAACTATCCATGTTAATTGGCTAGCGTTGAAATCAATCATTTTCTGGCCCCAGTCTCTGGTCTAGGAGGCATCTTAACACTACTGAATGGGCTCTTAGTGTTAACACCTTCTTTACTATTATTTGGGGCTGTTGGGGTTTTCTTTGCATCGTACTGCATATCAAGACTAGGCTTCTTAGGAAGAACCTTATCTAAGTATTGATTTGCATAGTCTTTGCTTGCTTCTTTACCATTGTCTGGTAATGTTTCTTGATCTAATAATGGCTTGTCAGAGTCATCTTCATTTGCATACTTGTCGTTCTCAGCATTGATACTATCATTGTAATCAGTAGTCATTACTCTAACATTATTGATGTTGTACCCAAGTTGTTGAGCAATTTGCTGAATCATTGGTTCTGTTGCTGGATATTTGAATTCAGCTTTGATAATTGTTACACTTTGATTTTCTTCCGCACCAGGGAAACCATATGGGTTTTTCTGAATTGGGGTAGTCTTCGGGTCTTCAATTTTAACAGGATCGAATTTGTTCAAGTTGTACGTGAACATGTCCAGAAAGTTTTTGTCAAGTTCGCCGACGATTTTAATCGTATAACGATACGTATGAACGCTTTCTGTTAAGTAATGTCTGAGGCTTTTCATTATGTTGTTCCTATTATATATTTATCTATATTACGTTTTTTTGTTAGCCAGAATGGTTTTAAGCAGTTCGTTACGATCTACTAAGCTACCTTCACCCAACGGTGTATTCTCAATTTCTTCTGTTTTGCCAGCAATCTTCTGATCTAATGCAGCTTTTTTAAGCTGTAAGTCTAGCATCTTCAATTTCTTATTAATCTTAGCTGTCTTCGCCGTGATAGCATGGCCCAACATACTGCTAGCACTGTTAAATATCTCACTAGCAAAACGACTATCAACTTGCATACCTAAATCCATCAAGTCTTTGTAGCTGTCAGTAGCTAGTTTAGCTAGATCATCCATCTCATTATCGCTTGATTCTAATCCGCGAACTTGCGGTAATGCATTTTCAATCTTTTCTAGTGTGTCGTATGCTTCCTGAGTAACTATGTCGGCTTCCGCTTTCTCAAGCATATGCTCATTCACATCAGTGTCATCAGTCGGGAGTTCAAACAACTCAGACAGTTTTTTCGTCATACTATAATCCTATATAGTAGTATTTATTACTTGCGTCTTCCTTGATGAAAAAGGTCATCTTCAGTAATAACACGAAATGTAAAGTGATTTTGTATGCAATATGCTCTTGCTGCTGCCCATTTAGCATGGTTTACTGCTACAATTGCTCTGTCTCTTGCATTAGCTGTTCTACTTTCAATTAGACTTTGTTTCTTTGGTTTGATTTCTACCATTTCAGCAACTTGCTTGCCGAACTTGTTCTCGTATACAATGAAGAAATCAGGGATGTAGTTAGATCGTTTCCCTGTGATAGGATTCATATAGGGAATAGCAATTGATTCGCTGGCCCATTTAAGAATGCTTTTATTATTATCACAAAAGGTCATGAATGTGAATTCCCAACCACTACGATATCGTGGTTTATGATTACCCATATACTTATGGGGATTTTTAACTTCGTAAAGACCTTGTGCAAATCTAGACATTATGTGACTATGTTGCGCTGAACATTTTCATTGGGGGATGGAACGACACTAACACCGTATAATGTAGTCTTACTTTTTAAACTGTTAAGATAGTATGCCATCATCGCAGTAGTCTCTAACTTAGTAGTACCCTGAATGTTGTCTAATAATGTCATTGCATCTTGACCAGTTAAACTAACAATTCTAAATAACATTGATGTGAAATTATTTGCTATGCTAGTATTAGCGCACACTGATCTGAAATATGAATTTACAATTTCATATGCATCCGCATTGACTGCGGCTTCGTAGTTATAAAAACTATCAAAAACTCTTACTGTAGTGTCTAGTTGTGAACGTGGACCATCGATTATCTGTGCCATAAAATACCTCTTTGTGTATTTATTACGAGTTAGGTGGTACTTGTGGGTTTTTAGCTACACCTTTGAACATGGTACCTATCGTACTATTAGTCGAGGTCATCACTGATGATGATGCGGCCGGAAAGTTGAACAATGTATTCCTGTTTGGCGTACCTTTTACCGTATCCATTGCTAGTCCCAGTGCATCTGATTTTGCTGCTGCTAATATACTTTTTGGATTCTTAAAAGTATTCAATAGGGTGCCACCTGCTTGTAACGCACCAAACAAGTTGATGTTTCCTGCTTCGTCAGGGGTTAGATCATTAATAATACCGCTCGCAGTAGATAACAATCCGTTTGGTCCCAAGATAGAAGCATTTGATCCTGGACGTGCAATAGGACTCATCGTATTATCATAATGTGTCACATCACCGAACTGCTGAACAATGTCACTTGGACGTTGACCATTGATTGCACCTGAATAGTACTTGACCGTTTCATACTGAATAGTCATGTTGTGCTCCATCGTACCTGATTCAGCATAGCTATAAGTATCGTGACCAAAACTCTCAATTATAGGATTTACATAAGTGTACAAAGAAAAGTTATGTTGATTGAAACCATACACTCTAATCGTTTTGAAGAAGCATGGCTTAGTCGAGCCTACAACTGACCCGCTAGCTGGTGAAGTACCTTCGCCAATGTAGCCCCAATCATGTCCTGTAGTAGATATAGGATCATATATATCTCTACCGCTTGTTATCCCTGGATTCATGTCAGGAGTTGCTGCATCTTTATAATAATATGTATAGTAAGTATGCCATAATTTACGTATCAAATCAGCATTATCATCATGAAAGGTGATTTGAATAGGATCATACTTAATCTTAGTCTGTACAATTCGTTTTCGATTGTACTGATTTAAAGTATGAAGATCAAAACTATACTTAGGTAGTTGCACTGTCTTAACTGCTAGACCAAAGTTTCTATCAGCGGCTAATGTAGGCCAGCTGTTTGATGCAGGTATCAAATCAGTGTTAATGTCAAAATACACGTGAAATAAATGCTTGAACTTCGGCGCATAACCATATGAGCCGGTTCTAAAAGTTTTACTTGCGTGGGTGTAGTCACGCAAGTAATCATTACCGAAAAATCCAGTAGCTACATCAGTTAATAGATCCTGGATTAGTCCTGACATTAGATACGTCCAATACCAGTTACTGCTGTTCCACCAGAAGCACGACCAACTGAGGTACCAATACCAGAACTCAATGGACTTTGAACTGCGTTATCAAAGCGAATTGATAACTGAATTGTTGCAGGTTCATTTGATTTATAATCCATGTTATTGTAGTTAGCTGACTTGATAAAGCATCCATACAATTCCCAAGTTTCTAAAACGTTAGGAACCATAGTGCCGTTTCCGCCGTCTAGTACTTCGTAATTAATTTGGAACTTGTAATCTTGACCAGTTGCAGCACTTGCTTGTTCAACAAAATCGAATTGCTTCTGTAATTGTTGACCAACTAGTTTAGTAACATTACCGCCTGCATCATCACGCAAGTTGATTTGTGTTTCTGCCCAAGTATGCTTACCAGCTAGATAAATCTTGCTGTTGTAAATGTCTAGTGCGATTTCTTCGAATGAAAGGCTTGGACGTTGAATGTCCATAACTTGCTTCGTGATTTCCTGAGTAGAACCACCAACACCGAAGTTGATGAATAGTGCTCGGAAACGATATTGTAGTTTCGGCATCAACAGACCTTGCGAACTCGGTGTGTTATCTGCTCCTACGGTCATGTTGAACAATGATTGTGAGGCTATTGCCATTTGTGTATCTCCTATATATTATTTATCTTAAAAACCTCCCCGTTTCCAGGGAGCTTTTATATTACGCTGCTCCGAGAGCTCCAGTGTTCAATAGACGAACAGGGATGTAGATGAATTCTGCTGCCTTTACAGGCTCAATTGCAATATCAATCCACAACTCGTTTCTATCAATACGAGAAGGAGTGTTGTTACTAGAATCACATACTACTAGATAGTCGTACAGACCACGTTTAGCAACTAAGTCGATAAACAATGATTGAACTACACCTGCAATTTGCTGACGAGTTAACGAATCGTTTGGTTCGAATACGAACGGACGAGCCGCAACTTGCAGACGTTCACGAATGTAAGCTACTAGACGAGAAACGTTGATACGATCCATAGCACTTTGTGAGTCAAAGCTGTTTTTGTTACCGTAGTTCAACAAGCCAACGCCAGTAAAGTAAGCCATTGGGTTGATTTGGTTCGTGTAAAGTACATCACGGATACTCATACGATTCTTAACTACTTGGAATTCACCAGTAGTTGAATCTAAGTATCCAATGTTCGTAGCATTGTCAATAGTACCACGGCGAACACCAGCTGGAGCTAACCAAGGATAAGCGATAGTATCATTGCGTAACAATGTACGTAACATCATGTGACTTGCAGGAACAACAGCAGGAGAACCTGATAAATCTGTTGTAATACCACTTGGATAGAACACACCTAAGTAACTGTCACGAGTAACCCAACCATCTTCGCCACTTGAAGTTGCGAATGCAGCATTAGTTGCCCAGTTCGTGATAGAAGTTGCTTGATCATTCAAACGCAATGGTGTATCACCAACGATGTACGCTGTGTTGTGACGGTCATTGTTCAATGCTACCATGTCTGATTGTAGCTCTGGATAACCAGGGCATGAAATCAAGTTAAAGAAGTTGTCTTCTTCACGAATAGTTTGATTAGTACCGAATGCTGCTTTTAGAGCAGCTACGACCATAGCACGTTGAGATTTACGACCCATATATGCTGAACCATCTGCTTTCAATCCACTTGCACTTACCCATGCGTGAGTTACTAATGGTAAGTTAGTATTAGTTTGCGGAGCATTAGGATCATATGACCCTGCGTTAGGGAAGTCTTTACCAGTGAAGTATTCTTTTACGAATCGCTTAACGTTATATCCTGAACGGCGTGTGTTGAATAGTAACATACCTTGTGGGTATAGTGCCGGATCCGGCGCATCTAAATCTAAGTGATCACTAGTTAATAAACCAGTGATAGATGGAATAGGATCTTGAACTGGATCTACTGAGCCAGTACTTGCCCATCGTGCGTCTGCAAATAACACACCGTTAGAACTAACTTGGTCAGTCTTGTCAATAGCTACCCACTGTGGTACACCGCGAACATCTTTCCAAAGATACATCATTGGATAGTTTTCTAGATCACCGGTATCAATCCAGATATCACCGTATACTAATGGAGTACCATCAGTTTGACCTGTAGTTGCTGCAGGAGTAGAAGGTGACAAGATAGGACCAGTTGGGTTCGTTAGTCCAGATCCAGTATTCGACCCAGTTGGATGTCCAGATGCATCGAACGCTACGTTATTGTAACCTTTCCAACTTGTACCACGTTTAACCATGATATCAACTTGAGTAGGTGTACTGTAAAACCAATGCTTGCCATCTGCTGGCATCATAACTGGAGCACCTTCATTAGCGGTGTAATCTAATGGTACCCAGTTTGAAAGTGATACAACATTGAAAGTAGCTGGGATACCTGACTTAATTGCGACTGCTGTAATTTGTCCTGCATTTATTGCAGTTATTACTACAGCTAAGTCATTAAGTGGACTTGTTCCTGCTAGCTGATCTCCTGAAATAGTAACAACGTCACCGACTGAATAGCCACCGCCGCCTGAGCTAATACTATTGATAGTATATGCATAAGTGGTTGAAGTAACACTAAACACTGCACCTGCACCACCACCTGATGAACTTGTTGCATTAGCACCAACATTAGTGAATGGCCAGTAGCCTACACTTTTAACACCAGTAGTTGTACCGGCGATTAGTCCTAAGTCACTTAGTACAGTAGATGTTACACCAGTAGATGAATTTCTAGGATTGATATAAATCTGACCACCTAAAGTGTGTGCAATTTGCACAGTACCTGATGTTGTCTTAGTAATAGTAGTGTATGGAATACGAGCAGCGACCCAATCATTAATAAATGAATCTAATGTAGTACCAGTATTATTAAAATTATAAACAGTGCCCTGTGAACCCCAGACAGTAGGTGCTACACCAGGTGTTGTAACAATAACACTAATGCTATTACCTGAAGTAATAGTCGGTGATGCGATTGATCCTGTTACTACTGTAGCTCCAGTTGCAAGTCTTGTCCATAATACAACAGCTTGGTCTGGATCAGTCACGTCAGGAAACTGAGCATATACTGTATCTTTTAGAATTGCTGCGCCGCCTGAACTATCTAATGTAGCAGTTGCTACGTCTTCAGTACGATATGTAGGTACATTAACTGTACCATATGCACCAGTTGCAATATTATAACGAGATAACACAATGTTCAATCCATTACCAGATGCTGATGTTTTTAACCACACAGAGCCTGACGGATGAGGTTGAGTTTGACTAGCAGTCCATAATGGCATTTTAGCACTAGGAGCTGAAGTAAATGTTGGTGCATAATAAGTCTTAGCACTAATACCAAGATCATTTAAAATAGTACCGCTTACTGAAGCAAGTGTGAACGCAGGACTGAAGGTCTGTTGTGTCGGTGGCATAGTACATGCCAATGACAACTTACCTGAAATAACGCTTGCCTCGATATATTGCAAATTCTTGTTGTTGATTGCAGTTGCTAGTCCGTTAACATTGTTATTCGGAGAGCTAGGTACTGCTACAGTAACGCTTCCTTCTGGTAGAGGTAATGTGATAGTAAATGTATCACCTGCGCTCAATGTAGGATTAGAGATTGTTCCTGCTACTGCAGGAATAGATGCTTGCCATTCTCTTCCACCTATTGCAACCCATGTATTAAAACGTGACTTGAAGAAATAAGAAGATTTAGCTAAATTTTGAGGATATGCAATTACTGCATAGTCACCGATATTACCAATAATGTCTTTTGGCTTGTCTGCGACAACATAAGTTGCATCATTCAATATGAAAGGGATCTTGTTAGTAAAATCACCAGTAGAAGCATCAAATTCAAAGATACCCCAATTAGTGTTAGTAGTATCTAACCAATATTGACCATTATTTGGTTCGCCTGATGGACGAGAAATTGCTCCAACAAAGTCAGCTAAATCTACGTCTGCACGTAAAATATAAGCACGATTAGTTGAACCCAACAATGAATACGCAGCTAGCAAGCCGTATTCGTTTAATTCATATCCATGAATTGGAGTGCCGTTAGTGGTTTTGTAGAAGAATGGATTCCCGTACAATGTAACTAAGTCACGTTGACTTGTTACTTGATACAACTTGTTAGCTGTTGATTTTGTTGTCGCCGCTGCGATTGCTGTACCTGCTGCATTTGCTTTACTTTGTGCAGTAGCTAAAACGATCAACGGAACTGAGCTTGAGGCAGACGGTAAATATTGACTTTGGTCAATAACTGTTACTTCTACGCCAGGTGATACTAGTGCCATGTTTTATTTCCTTTAATGTTATACTTGATGTAAGGATTACCTTATCTGTTAATATTTAGCAGTAATGCCATAAAAAGCCCCAATAACCGTACCTTCGAAGGTTTTTTGGACTAAATAAAGTATGAGGCCCATCTGCTCCACTTGCAACAAGAATAATTGTGCAGTAAATTACAACCGTAACGGTATCACGCACTATCGCAGGATGTGTGATGAGTGTGGAAGGAAGAAAGCGAAGTTAGTGCCAAGAACACCTTCGTGGAAGAAGGCTGGCTACAAGAAAAAACCCACATGTGACTTATGTGGGTTTAAGAGTTTATTTACTACGCAAACAACAGTGTTTCACATAGACGGTAAGTTAGAGAATGCTGACTTCACTAACCTCAGAACAATTTGTTTAAACTGTGTTGAAGTAGTGAAGAAAAAAGACGTTACTTGGAAACGTGGGGATTTAGAGGTTGATTAACTTCTCAACTTGACTATGCAAGTCATCAATCGTTTGGTTGTTGTCTAGCCAAGAATCATAATTCAGTCCTACACTAGAGTATTCGCTTGCATGAATGTGTAGACGATCTAGTGTTCCTTTACTGACTGCCCATTCAGCGTTGCCATTAGGTCCGCGATTAAAAGCAATAGCTGCATCATACCATTCTGGTCTAGGACCACGTTCAACACGGGTAGTAACACCACCTACTTCTTTGATTGCTAGTACTTCATTAGCAAAACGGCAATCAGTGATTACAATATTATCGGTTGCTACTCGCAGTTTGTTCTGCACACTTGCTACCCAGATATCATTATGAAAGTGATTGCGACATACTTCAGTGCCCCAGTATTGTAGAATCCATCTAGGGGTAAGTTCAGGGATATTTAAGCGATTACTCCACCATGGATCGACTTGTTCTCGCCATTCTCTGCTACTCTTTGTAGAACCCTCTAGTAGTTCTCTATCCCAACCAA